TATGAATCAGCTCACGTTGAAGTCCCAAATTGGGTCAACGCTGCTGTCCCATCGCCTCCTATTCGGAAGCGACCCACCGCAACTTTTTCCTCAGTTGCGGTTTGGCAGGCTCTCCACTCTTGTAAGGGAGTAGAGGGTCCGGTTCTTCGAAGAAGAACTGGGTTAAGCTGCCTTCGCCGTGGCCTTGGATAGACTTCACTTTAGCAGTGACGTCAATCACTTGTGACTCCATTCTATGGAGGTGGTCGTTGAATCGACTACGGAGATGATCCAATTTCCGTCCACAGAACGAATACAGGCCGACGGCCCCGAGCCCTAGGGCTACCGGGACACGAGCGAGCTCGTGTTCCGGAACTGTCTTTGCCAGATAAGACGCGGTGTTCCAATAGCCTTTCAGATGAAAGTTATTAGAGCACTCAATCACACTGGCTAGAGACTCGGGGGATCTGCTGTAGGCGCTACGAAAGTACGCAGGCGTTACATCTATGCCCGCGTAGGCATCCATCCCACAACTCTCCCGGAAATGTCCGGTAGAGAAGGTTTTGGTGTCGTTTACTTTTAGTAGCAGGGTCTCTAAGAGACCCTTTAGCACCGGGTATGCATGAGCGGGGAGTATGATATCATCCCCGAACACGCGGACCTGATTGCGTATCTTAGAGAGGTGCTTCCAACTGGTGCACTCGTCGGCTATACCAACCGCCCATAGGGCTAAGATGGTGTATACGATAGATTGCACTGGAAAGATAACAGCGCTACCTTGAGTCGCAAACTTGCGCAACAAGACTGTTTCGCCAGTTAGTGATATCAAGGCTCTCGTTCGACTAGCATGGAGGCCATCCAAAAGAGGACGGTTTACCTGGAACAAGTATTGTACCAGTCTCGTGCTAAGGCGATCAGATGCGGAAGACAAGTCAACCGTAGCTAACCGACCGTCGATCGACGCTCGCAATGCCATTTCCTTGGATTTCTCCTGAGATCGAAAGTCGATACAGGGAGCAAGGAAGCTCTTAGCGCATTGGTCCTCCAGCCACCGACGGATTCCTTGTTGGATCCACTGGTGGGCTATAGGCTCTGCGGCTATGAGACGAGGCCCCTTTTGAGTTTTAGGGACCGCGTGCATCACGCTCGGATGTTCCTCATACTTTACATAGTCAGGCACACGCAGCGATGCGCTGGCATGCCAATCGTATGGGAACACCGACTCTAGTCTCTCGGACCAGTACTTGTGATCGTTTTTGACGAATCCATGGGTTCTGTCCGAGACGGCACCAGGGCCGTGCTTTGGCTTTGTTGCAAACGGATCGAATTGTCCAAATGAAGAAAGAACTCTTGCAGAGAATCTGCGGAGTCCTTCCCAATTGTACTCACGGTCCAGTTGTAGCAAGGGGTTGGGAGAGTCAAACAGATGTGTTTGACTGTTGAATTCAGCAGCTGGGCCCCAGATGGGGTGACCAGTAAGATGAGTCCAACTAGGGATATCACTATCCCACGTCTCAGCCCGGTTACCAGGTAGCGATCTTTCAATCGCGTGAAATGTAGCCACAGACTCATCTGTGTATCTCTTTTCACATTCCATATCCAGCTTTTTGCAGAGAAGAAGTATCTGCCGAATAGACTGAATGCAGGAAATATCTGGTGCAAGCCGCAGCATTCCATCAGGCTCAAATGCGCCGTCAAACAATCCGTGCAAGAAGCGCGGACGCTTATCGTCGCGAGACTTCTCTCCAAAGTGAGGAGGTCGGTCGTAACAATTGAGCGACCCGAGTTGCAAGCAGTAATCAAACCACTTGCAAGAATCGGGCAGGGTTATCGTGAAGAACGGTAACCCTGAACTGATCGCTGCTTTACGCAGCCGGGACATGTCCCTTTCAAGATCAGTTCTGATAGAGGGGTGCATATTTCCCAAATCGATGAAGAGATGGGAATACAGCAGCTGCACTTCTTCAAGCATGCTGTGATCACGAGCCATTAAGGTAATCCTTTCTTGGTAAAGTGTCATGCCATGCCTGCACTACTCGCGGGGTGATGAATCCCGCACTTCACATCGAAGTCGAGGTAGGGTGTAAGCCCTAGTTCTCGCCGACGGTGAGACCAGTATCGAGGGTCGCAAGGAGGGTAAGCATACCCACCGAGAGATGATCGAGCTTGGCCGGATCGTTAAACTCGCCTTCGCGAAGCGTGTACGTGCAGGAGTAGAACTCCTGATTCGTAGTCGGCGTCGCGAAGATCGTGTGCTCAACGTAAACGTTGTGCCGATTCACATTGCCATTCTTCCCGGAATCAACCGAGTGACGAATGAGCAGTGTGATGAGTTCCGTACCGGATTTCAAACGGTACGAGGATCCGAAGTTGTCCTGATTTTGACGGGCGAGCACTTTTGCTGCGCCGTTGATGGTCAGGGTGAGAGTAGATGCAAACATAGAAGTGCTTCCTTGGATAGGGTTTCATCGAATAGCCCTAGTAGCAAAGATGCTTCCAAGGATCGACAGTTGCCGCCCACCCAGGATGGGTAGGCGGAAGTGAGGTAGTTCAACCCCGCTAAATACGGTACGTCGTTTTATCTCATCGACCTTACGGCCGGAAGAGATAGACCAACGATAGTTACCGGTGCCACCAGCCTTGCTGGGGAATGTATGAGTTACGTTGTAGTAGCTCATAATACAACCCTTTGGGGGTTGCGTCCCAACATGATTGCTGGAGGCGGTTAGCGTTTGGCCCACGTTGCCAAAGTAGTCGGCAAACCAGGACCAGGGCAGCAGCTCCCATGCGGCGGACGGCACGCTCTCAAGCGTGAGTCCAAGCATCATCTGACGGATATTGTCGTCAGAGGGAGGAAGCACAGAACGTGAGTTGGGTTTCCACTCAACCACGGCCCATCTCCGC